GTCACTCTGCCGGGTGGAGCAAGCGTGATCAGGAAATGCAGGCTGAGATTGCTGCCAAGAACGCAGAGTCCAGGGCAACCGAGATCAAACTGAACGAGGAAATCAACGCGAACGCATCTAAACTAGCGGAGGCTAACAATGCAATCACTGAAAAACAAACTGCTCTTGATCGTGCTATTCGTGCTGGCAGGGTGCGCGTCTCGCAACCCGCCACCAGTTGTGTACCAACCCCCGCAAGTCCCGCCCCTGCCCCCGGAGATCGGGACCAAGCGCCAAGCCAACCTGACCGAGCGCCTGACCAACCTTCTGATTCCGAGCGAGAAACCCTCGCCGCAATCGCCGCCCTCATCGCAGAAGCAGACCGGCACATCAACCAATTAAATGCGTGTATAGATTCTTATAACCGTGTCAGGGAGCAACTGAATGGTAAGCGTTGAGCAACTTCAAAGACTTCACATTGGTGCTGAGTGGGTTGACGCGCTGAACTCCACGTTTGCCAAGTTCAACATCAACAGCCCCAGACAGCAGGCCGCATTCATTGGACAGTGTGGTCACGAGTGTGGTCACTTCAAAGTCCTGCAAGAGAACCTAAACTACCGCGCCGCAACGCTGATGAAGCTGTGGCCCAAACGATTCCCGACTCAAGAGATAGCAGATCAGTATGCTGGAAATCCTAAGAAGATTGCCAACATGGTTTACGCCAACCGCATGGGTAACCGTGACGAGGCATCCGGTGATGGTTATCGTTTCCGTGGTCGTGGCTGTATTCAGCTTACAGGCCATGCCAATTATTTCCATGCTGGCAAGGCTCTGGGAATTGACTTTGTATTACAGCCCGATCTGGTCGCAACTCCTGCTTATGCGGCACTGACCGCAGGATGGTTCTGGTCAACCCACGACTGCAACAACCTGGCTGAGAACAGTAACTGGACTGGCCTCACCAAGAAGATCAATGGTGGGACGATTGGATTGCAGGACCGCATTGCCCACACAGAGAAGGCTTTGCAAGTCCTGTCTGCTTAATCCTTGCCGAGCAACCAGATGTGGAAGTCTTCTGGGACTTTCCCTTCTTTCTGGCACTGATGGCAGTATTCCTGATACTGCTGGTCAAGAGCAGCCCAATCAGTTGACTCCATCTTCACCTCCTTGTGCGCCCAGACGCTTGAGCCGCTTGGTATAGTCGCCAACCAGTTCAGACTTGTGGGCAATATCCATCCGATCCACGTTCATCTCATTGGCCTCACGCAGTTCCCGCATCTTGGTCATGCGTAGCCGTGGGGTTATGCTGCCAGCCTTCTCGATCTGATCTCTGATCATCATCATGGCATCAAACAATTCTTGAGATGAACCATAGATTCTGTCTTCTTTGCCGGGGATTGCCATGCGGAACTGTGCCCCTGTTGATGGTTTGACAGGAGGGTCAATCATGTCCAGTGGGTTCTTTGGTGCTGGTCTGCTTCTGACCTCGTGGGTATTTGTCTCAGTATCGTTGTCGCCTTCTGTCGGGATGGCAAATGCCTGAAATGCTGCGTACTTGTATGCCGCAGACATTGCTTTGTTGGTGGCCTTGTCGCCAGAATCCATTGCCTCACCGAACGTCTTGACTGTGTGCTTGCTACCATCCTCGGCAGACACAAAGTCGAACTCAGCTTCTACGGTGACGTAGAACAGAGCATTGCCCTTGGCACTAGAACGCTCGACACACTCACGACTGATGACGCGAGGCAGGATGCACAGACCATGTTCAGCCAGCAACGGAGAGATGGTGTTGTAAACATCATCAATGCCACGGAACTTGTAGCCACTGCCTTGGGTATTCAGCCGGTCTTTGGTGATGCCGATCTTGGACAGTTCGTTCTGAACTGCATTGATTGCTTGGTAGACTTTCATTTCTTATCCTCGTTTTGTGCTTTAAAGATTGCGTATTCTGCTGACGTTTTCGAACCTACCTCGATGGTCACCTTCATAATCTCGTCGCCAGTAATCCAGATGGGCAGAGAGAAGCTCTCTGGTACAGGCACATTGGCATTGTTGTAGGCAGTTACTGTACGAGCAACAATGTCGTTTGCTGCCTCATATAGTTTGTGCATGGGGTGGTCAGTCGTGACCTTTGATTTAATTCTTGACGACTTCATTGTGTTACTCCAAGTTGATCTGCAATTCTTTCAGTAACCTCACCAATAGAGAGGCTCAATGCTTTTAATATTAGTCTTAATGATTCATCAATGATTTCATCATAAGTTCCAGGGTCAGCCTGCTTGATTGATTCCAGTGTCATTCGAGCATCTTCTAACGCATCAACGTCTGCACTGAAAACAGATACAAGATAATCAAAATCTGATTGCGTATTGTTCATTTGATTTCCTTGATTGAGAGGGTTGACTGGCGCACTGAGTATGCAGGTTTTGCCGGTGTAATTTTTTCCTGAGTTTCCTTGTAGTGACGCATGGGCCATTTGATCTGCCACTTGCCACACTTAGCACTGCCAAACCCCTGCATCATCTCCTTGAGTTTCAGTTCTTTCTCGGCAACCTGATCCTCCATGCTTTTGATCTCAGCCTTCAGTCCAATGATGGCGCTGGCAATACCCTCGTACTCGTCACCCAGATCAATGTCTTCGTCGTTGGCTGTGGGCCAAACTCGGTTGGCATCCTTGTTGTCAGCAGGCGGATAGTAATCAAGTTCCCCGGTCTGACGGAACTTCTCAAGCCGCAACTCAAAGTCGTAGGCTAGGTTCTTGATGTGTTCCTGCGTGGCCTGATGGGGTTTGAACAGGAAGATGCGCAGTTCAATGCCTGAGTACAGACACCCGATTGCTGCCCATTCCAGACCAGTACACATCATTACGCCTTGCACCTGGATTGGCCCCCGGTACAGCGGCAGGGATTCTTCCTGGGGGCTTCTAGTCAGCTTGGATTCCAGTACACCATTGCCCTTGAGGGTGATCGAGTCACCGTCCACCACATAGATGCCGTTGGACGGATCGTGCTGGATGACGATCTCCTTGTCCACAAAGGCAATGGCATCAGCACTAGCACCGAGCGCCAGTTCAGGATGCTTGAACGCTTTGTCAGGCATCTCGTAGCGGTCGATGCCCAGACGCTTGGCAATCTCCGCAATGATGGCAGGCTCAAGCAGGTTGCCCCAATCTGCCGCCTCGCCTGCTGGAGTACGAGCATCCTCGCCCAGAATGGACTTGGCACAGAACATCAGGGTGTCGTTTGGTTTGGAGTAAGGACTCACTCCGAACAGGCTGGGCAGTTGACTGCACGACAGCATCTCATCACTGGTTAACTTAGGCATTTTGTTCCCTCGCTTTCAGCATTGCGTCTGCCCATTGGTAAGCAATTTCTGCTCTTGAATTAAAAGCGTATCCCGGCCCTAGATTGGACGCAAAACCCTGCATAGCCTTAGCTGCAAAGTAGTCTCGCAGGGTCATGCCTAAACAAGTCATCTCGCTATTGATTTCGATAGGAAACGCTGGTCCACCTGTTTTATTGCTCATTTGTTTTCTCCACAATTTTGACGACTCGCTGTTGACGACCAGACCTGCCGGGGCGAGTCAACCCGGTGTCTACGATGTAACCCTTGTCCAGCAGACTGCGGAATCTGGCAGTCACGCTGGAGTAGGGGCGGTGGGACAGGATGCTCAGGACTTCATCTTGAATACAGCCGTCAGGATGGAGCGCAATGGTGCTGTACACCAGTTGCTCCATTGATGCGGTATCGACGCTTGCTGCCGCCTCTATGGACGTTACAGGGGCATCTTTGCGTACCAGCTTCTGCCAGAGAGTTCCGAAAGTCATAGCGGTGCATCCTCGTAGTCATCAAGGCCAAAGGGAATGTCGCCAATGGGCGGCGTTTGGATTGGTTTGGTAGGAAAAGGCCAGTTCATTCTTTCTCCATAGTTGGAAGTTAAAGATTACGCTGATTGCTATCAACGTGAAAGCACTATACCACAGAGGCAACCATGCAAGAACATAGGTGTTTTCCCTAGTTGCATGATTTCACAATGAAAGCACTACAATGCCACACATGAAACACTTTATCAAGCCCAAGATCAAGGTCATCCCGGTGATGGTTCGCATCCGACCGCAAGCAAAAGAGTTGCTTGTTGCCGCCTCGCAAGACCAGCGCCGTAGTCAAGCCAGCATCGTCGAGGAGTTGATCATTGACGGACTGGCTCGGAAGTACAGCAGTTTGGATGTTCGTTTGTCAGCCATGTTGAAAGGTCAAGATGAATCAACTCAAGTGGGAACCCCCTCCGGGGACTAAGGTCACGATGCCGACTGTGCTAGTGACTAACAAGGACTACCAGTACACCAGAGGCGCAGATGTGCAGGCAACCTGGAAGCGTTTTGGTTGGGTTCCACCGGAACCAAGGCCAGAATTCAAGCCGCCAAAATGACCAAGGATGAAGCACATAAGTTGCTTGACCAGATCAAGGAGGGCACATCTGCTACTTCAGAACAGGTTGTTGCAGCACTCACTCTCACAGGAGACATTGATGTCTTTTGCAAAACACCAACTCGCACTCAAGAACAGCAGCAGGCAGGCTCACCCACTAAAAATGTGCAGTTCCTGTCACTCGGAGAAGCCTCCCGAGGGAGGGATAAGAATGTCGGAAAGCAAGTGGCTCTGTGTTGGCTGCTGGCTAAAAAGGACTAGGAAATCGTGACCTTTGTTGTGAACTTCCGGGTAGACGGAGAGCCAGTTGGCAAGGGCAGACCAAGGTTTGCTCGGCAGGGTGGATTCGTCAAGGCATACACGCCTGCCAAGACTGCCAAGTGGGAGGACGTAGTGCGTGACCATGCTAGACAGGCAATGGGCATGAGCGAGCCACTAGAAGGGCCGCTGGCGCTGTCTGTCAGGGTGTGGAAGGGTATCCCTGCATCGTGGTCAAAGAAGAAGCAGCATGACGCTGTGACCTCGGAGATCAGACCGACTGGCAAGCCAGACATTGACAACTACGTCAAGGCAGTCATGGATGCCGGTAATGGGATTCTATGGGTAGACGATAGCCAGGTTGTGGAACTGCATAGCATGAAGGCTTATTCAAAGTACCCATGCGTTGAGATTTTTGTTGCGGAGATATTGCCATGAATGAATCTGTCAAGCGAGGATTGAACTTCCTGAATCCAGGCACAGTGGTTCCCATTGATGTCAAGACGGTGGCTGATCTGCACGCTGCGTTGAGGTACACGGTTGAGCAGTTAAAAGCACTGCGTGACGAGATGGAAGAACTGCAAGACGAGGATGACAAGCCTGAGTTCCGTGATTGTCCAGTGTGTCGCCAGGATGTTCTGATGTTGACTGGCAATGGGTTGAACTGGAAGTGCGGGACTTGTGGGCATTACGAGAGAGTTCAGCCGCAAGAACCATGAACGAGGCGACTGAAGGATTGCTCACGTTGTTGGGGTTGATTGCTTCAGTATTTGTTGCGTTGGTTGTGGCTGGTTGTTTGATGGTTTATAAAAGGAAAGACCGTGACTGAAAAGAAAAAGAGATTAACGGTGTTTGTGTCTCACGACATTGACAAGATCAGGAGTCGTCTGCATGAGGAGACTGGTGTGTTGATGACCTATGTGCAGTTGTTCGATTACTTGATCAACTACTACTACAAGAACCAGAAGGTTCAAACAACCTGGAGATGACATGAACCGAGATGACATCATCCGCATGGCGCGGGAGGCTGGCTATATCGAGTTGGCGAAGGAGGCAGGTTGGGAATACGCAGACGATGACCACGGGTTTGAACCCTTATGGCATTTCGCCGTCCTTGTCGCCGCCGCAGAGCGTGAGGCGTGTGCGAAGGTGTGTGAGGAAAACGCTGATGATGACACTGAAGGCGAGTGGGATTCTGCCTGCATTAATTGTGCGTACCACGTTCGAGCAAGGGGACAAGCATGAACGACAAGATCAAGGAAATCGAGCGCAGGTTAGCGGTTCTGGAGGACGGTGTTTCCACGCTTCAGGACTGCATTTTGAAGCTGGTAGAGTCGCACTCTCAGCAGTCTCATTGGATGACCTTGATGGCCAGGCAGGTCAGGCAGATGGCCCATGAGATGGATACAGACATTGAACCACCAAGGATGAACTGATGCATGGAGGAGCAAGGCCAGGGTCGGGCAGAAAGCGTACCCAGATAGATGAGAAAAGGATGTTCACCCTGATCAAGCAGGGTGTGACGTATGAGGAGATAGCCAGAAGGTTTGGAGTGACCAAGGATGCCATCAAGTACGCTGTCAAACATCCTACGCAAGCCGTACAAAAGGATGAAGAACACAGGCCCACTGCCCGAGCGTGGGATTCTGGAGAGAGCCAGGGCTAGAGAACTGCTGGATACCTGGGAAGCAACGAAGGATAAAGCCCTTATAGAGCGTCATCTGGCAGCGGGTGAGGCTTGGTATGGGGAAGGGTCTTCCGAGCGCATCAGGGGTCACATGAGGGCTATCAGTGATGCCAGAAAGAACATGACCGGGGGGTAGCAGTATTCCCTGGTAATTTTTGCTACCGATTTGAGGGTAGTTTCCAGATTATTTCCCCACAATCTCGGCTAGAAATTTCCATCGGCCCCACATCAGGGGACTCGCCTACCTATCCGGGTATACCCTAGTGTACCCATAAGTATTCATGGGGTAAACCCTACCTATAGGTGAAAAGTACTCATGCGCTGGGTTAACGCATAGAACCCGCATTCGGGTGCGTTTCCCATGCTATCGGGCCGGGTTTCGGGTTCGCCGGGGCGAGACAATGGGCGCGACAATCCGGTTCAGCATGGGCGCGTGTTGCCATTGTCCGATGCTGTCAATATTTATTTTCAGGGATTAGGGTTTGTCCCTATTACATAGCGTATTTGCGTGCGTTATATTCTGTGCATCGGCAGGCAATCAGGCCACCGATACATCAGCAACCCACCTATTAAGGGGATCAAGATGACACATCGGAAAATCGGCGGGATTCACTTTATCCGCATCTGGCGTCTCGGCGCATCGTTTTATATCACCAAAGCAAAACCCAGTGACAGCACCCCGGTGCTAGATGTGCTGACAGCTGTCGCCATGGGCCTCATGTTTGCAACTTTTCTTTTCCTGGGGGTGTGACATGAGCGCAAACACCGTAAACTGGTCGGGCCTGCTATCGGATGCTGTCAATAAGCCGGGCATCATCTCTCAGGCTTACAGTGCCTTTTACACTTACAGCGTGGGCAATCAAATGTTGGCCTATTCTCAGTGCGTGGCGCGTGACATTCCAGTTGGCCCCATTGCAACATTTAAGCGTTGGCAAGCCTTGGGGCGTAACGTGAAAAAGGGTAGCAAGGCCATTCAGTTGTGTATGCCGGTGACGATCAATAAAAAAGATGAGAACGGCGACAAAACCGGGGATTGTTTCCAGGCTTTTGTGTTGCGTAATAACTGGTTCGTATTGGAGCAAACCGAGGGCGAAGATTACGCGCACGACACGCCCTCGCCTGAATGGAGCGCGGAGCTGGCATTGCCTGCCTTGGACATCACGCAAGTATCATTTGACCACCCGGACGGCAATTGTCAGGGATTTGCAAAGGGGCGTTGCGTAGCAGTTAGCCCCATTGCAGCATTGCCCCATAAAACCCGGTTTCACGAGTTGGCTCACGTTATTTTGGGGCATACGTCCGAGGGCGCACTGGACGACACCGAGCGCACTCCGAGGGATATACGCGAAGTCGAAGCCGAGTCGGTAGCATACCTATGCTGCACGATACTGGGGTTGCCTGGGTTGGATGAGAGTCGGGGTTATATCCAGGCATGGTTGCAAGGCGACACGATCAGCGATAAGTCAGCACAACGCATTTTCGGGGCTACTGAAAAGATTTTGAAAGCCGGTCGCAAGCCGGTAGAGGGGACAACATGAAATCGTTTTTTGATCTCTCGCACACTATGCGTTTTCAAGTATACGGGGCACTTAAAGCCCTGGATTGTGAAACCGGCAAATCTGGTGGCTCGGGGCAATTGTGTGTTGCAGTGGCTCGGGGAAAATTTGGGGAATTGGTCCATGCGATGGATAAATTCGGGCTTGATCTGGCTGACAGTTACCATTTTCCCTTGGGCAGCGACAATCCACCAGCACATTTGCGCCATGATTCAGAGCGATATGGCGTCCCCAATTGCAATTGGTTCTATGCTGTTTTCAATGTAAGAGACAAGGGGACAACATGACAATTGATCAATTCTATGCATTGCAAGCCCTGGCGCGTCTTAAGATGGGCGGGAAAGCCCATCGGGGCGCGTTACTGGTGTTAGTTAAGGGTAGGACGCAAACCCAGGCAGCTAGCGAACTAGGATGCGCTCAATCCACCGTGAGCGCCGCGGTAAGACGGATCAAGACAGCGCAAAGGCTATCGAATCAGGGCGCGGTAAGGTATTAGAACTAATTGATTCATTGAAGGCCACCTATCGTAGGTGGCTTTTTTTTGGCACAATGCCGCGCATTATGGAACCAGTCCCGATAACACTGCCAAAAAAACCCAGGATTCGACCGAAAGAGCAGCAGCCAGACCAGCGGACAGTAACCATTGTGCCGATCCGCGCAGCTACCGATAGAACACTGACACCGATGGAACTACGGGTTTTAATGGTTCTATGCTCTTATACGAATCGATCCGGTCTGACATGGGTGGGAATGAAGCGGGTGGGCGATCACCTGGGAATCAGTATCAGCAGGATGACCAGACTAACCCAGGGGCTAACGCGCAAGGGTTATCTGAGGGTTTTGTATAAAGGTTTCCCAGGCGAGCGAGCGCAAACCAGACAAGTGATATTCAACGATCTGCCAGTGTCTGACATTGTCGCTGTCACGCAAGAACCAGCGCCCTACATGATAGAGCAGCAGCAAAAAACCCAATTAAATCAACAACCTAAAGGCCAGACTATGAAAAAACGCAAATTGTCATCTAAACCAGTAGTTGACGACAATCGGGCAAGCAATCTAGATTTTGACTATCAGCAGCAAAGTATAGATAGGATTGATACTCTCAGGCGAGCAGTTGGAAGCGAACTAGTCGATCTCGCCATCTCTCGTTTAGAACCTAAGTACACAATCGAGCAACTTGAGCAGATGTTAGACAGAATGCTACGTTGATGCCAGCATCTTGGTACTTTCAGGCTACCGTCTGGCGTAACTTAACATAATGGATATCGTGTTCGATGCGGTAGGGTAGGTATTTGCAGGATTGCTGGCAGGTAGTGTTGCAGCAGATGTTAGAACCATCGCGCTACAAACGAGACACCTTGCCCCCCCTACCCCACACCTAGCGATGGGGGTACACCTCGCAATTTTTTTCTCAAAATCAGCCTGGTAGCTTGCTGGCACACGAGGCGTTTAGGCGAACTATGGCACTCACTAAAAAAAGTGAGAATATCCACGAATGGATGCAGCACCTTGTTTATCTAACCTAACTAGATCGGTTAAGAACTAGCTCTACCTGTTGGCCCCGTTCGCTCGTGCTACTAGAAGTCCCGATAGACTCGGTACGTTTATCCTGGTTGGTTAGCTGCCTACCGTCCAGAGGGCTGAGTGATGGCCCCATGCACTGCACTATGCCACAAATAAATGTTGCCTGCAATACTTGCATTGTGATAGCATTCTTTGACCAACACGCATGGGGATTGGCGGTATCGCCCGTGAACGCCAGTAAGAAAAGCTGGATACCAGTCCTCAGCCGTGTTGGGAGAAGTCTCAACAACTTTGTTCAATGCTTCAACAGGAGATAAAAGATGGAAGCAAAAGCAGGTGGTAGTTTGCGTAAGAACAACCGCAAAGAGAAAGATTCACATCCTGACCTGACTGGTACTTGGACTGACACTGACGGAAACAAGTATTGGTTGTCTGCCTGGCGCAATGTCGATCAGAAGTCTGGAGATGTCTGGTGGGGTCTGAAGTTGGGTGACCGAGTTACAGACCAGGGACAGAAACGTCCTGCCAAACCCAAACAAGACTACGACGATGTGCCCTTCTGATGACCGAGAAGGTTGAAAAGAAAAGCAACGGTTCCTACCCCTCTGTAAAAGGATGGGGTGGGGTTCGTAATGTCGTTCAGCGCATCGAGCGCAGCCAGACCATTGTTGCCAACCGGGAGGCTGTTGCTTATAGCCTGCTGACAATGGCAAACACCAAGATCACTGACATCATGGAGTGGGATGACTCTGGCAATGTCAGGGTAAAGGCCAGTTCCAAGATTCCTGAACACGCACTGCAATCCATCAAGAAGATCAGCCAGCGTGTGGACAAAGAGGGCAACGCTGTCATTGACATCGAGTTGTTCGACAAGGTGCAAGTCTTGAGGATTCTGGCAAAGGCATCTGGTTTGCTGGACACTCCTGATGACGGACAGAAGCCTAGCGTCATTGGCGTGAACATTCATGGTCCTGATGTCCAAGATGTAGAAGCCAGAGAATGACGTTCTGGATCATGCTGCCTCTGTGCATTGTGGTAGTGATCTTCTTTTTGCTGCTCAAAGGCATGGCAGAGCATATGCAAGAAGCCTATCGACTAGAAGAAAGAGACAAACGAAATGAGCGATCAGGTCGCAGGTATTAACATTGATCTACGGTCTAGCCCGACTGCTTTCAAATTCCTGCAAGACAAAGCATTCGTTACTGGTCTGATGGGGCCAGTCGGTAGCGGTAAGTCATACGTCTGTGCCGCCAAGATAATGATCCGCGCTGTCCAACAAAAACCATCTCCAGTAGATGGCATCCGGTACACACGCTTTGTGATTGTGCGTAACAGCTACCCCGAACTGAAAACCACAACACTGAAGACTTGGGCAGACCTGTTCCCGGAGAACATTTATGGACCTATCCTCCATACACCACCAATTACGCATCACATTAAATTACCACCCAGAGGTGATGCGGCAGGGATTGATTGCGAGGTTATATTTTTGGCTCTTGACCAGCCTAAAGATGTCCGCAAGTTGCTCTCCCTGGAACTTACTGGAGCGTGGGTCAACGAAGCCAAAGAACTACCCAAAGCAGTCATTGATGGACTGACCCATCGTGTTGGTCGCTACCCAACCAAGCGAGATGGCGGTGCTACATGGCATGGCATCTGGATGGACACCAACCCAATGGACGACGACCACTGGTGGCATCGTCTGGCAGAGAAAGAACCCATCACGGGCAAGTACGCCTGGAAGTTCTTTAAGCAACCAGGCGGTGTGATCGAAGTTCCATCTGACCAACTACCAGAGAATCCTGAAGCCAATGACCACATCTTTGCGTCTGGCAAATGGTGGAAGATCAATCCCAAGGCTGAGAACATCAAGAACCTCCCGCCTGGCTACTATCTCCAGCAGTTGGCTGGCAAGACTCTGGACTGGATTCGGTGCTATGCCGAGGGCAAATACACCTTTGTGCAAGATGGCAAACCAGTCTGGCCTGAGTACGACGACAACATCATGTCTACCGACATCGAGCCTGATCCGAACTTCCCGATCCAGGTTGGACTGGACTTTGGTTTGACACCTGCTGCTGTTTTTGGGCAAAGAATGCCCTCTGGACAGTGGCGTGTCCTGCATGAAATTGTAACCTTTGACATGGGTTTGGAGCGATTCGGGCAGACACTGACTGCTGAACTGCAAACTAGGTTCCCCAAGTACGAAGTTCGCATCTGGGGTGACCCCGCTGGTATGCAAAGAGATGCCATTTACGAGACAACTGCCTTTGAATACCTGCGCTCTCTTGGTCTGAGAGCAGAACCTACGGCAACCAACGACTTCAAGGCTCGTCGGGAAGCCGCGGCTAGTCCTATGAACCGCATGGTTCAGGGCAAACCGGGTCTGTTGGTCAACAAATCCTGCAAGTTATTGCGGAAATCCCTCTCTGGTGGCTACCACTTCAAGCGTATTGCAGTCGGTGCAGGCCAGGAACGCTTCCGAGATACCCCGAACAAGAACGAACACTCCCACGTTGGTGACGCTTTTGGCTACCTAATGACCGGGGGCGGTGAATATCGTCAGCTAACTCGTGGATCAATCGCTCAAAAGAGCAGTTCGTTCGTCGCACAGACCCTGACAAACACCGATTTCGATGTCTTCTCCTGATCTGTTCAGCCTGCTACCCAAGTTCGACGGTCTGATCTGGGTTCCCTTCCAGTTAGGCCATGCCGCTGTCCTGAAAATCGAGGCACAGAACTTCCAACACCTGTCCCGCGCTGTGCCAATCATGGATATGCTGGCGTTTCAAGCAGCCAAAGGCGATGCTATCACTGCGATATTACATGGTCGTCCAGTGGGCTGCTGCGGCTCCGTCAAGATATGGAACGGAGTCGAAGAATTGTGGATGATTACGGAAGAAAGAGGTAGAAAGTTCGCACTTTCTATGACAAAAGCAGCAATTGTGTACCGTGATTTCAGAATGAAAGCAGGAAACTTGCATCGACTGCAAATAGTCGTAAGATGCGAGGACGAACGTGCTGTCAAGTGGGGCAAAGCCATAGGTTTCCACATCGAGGGTCGTATGGAAAAGTACGGTCCTGACAAGGCAGATTTTTTCATTATGGCTAGGAGTTGAACATGGGTGGACTTTTTGGTGGTGGTGGTGGAGATGGCGGTGCTTCCGAGCGTATCCGTCAACAGCAAGAGCAAATTGCAAAGCAAGAGGCTGAACTGAACGCACAAAAGACTGAAGCTGCCCAAAAAGCACAATCCAGCATGATGGCTCGTCGTCGCGGTGGCCTGGCTCAGTTGTTGTCTACCGAGCGTGAAGATGCTGCCTCTGGCATTACCACGACGACCAAACTCGGCGGCGGTTGATCATCATGGAAGACAGTAAAAAAGCCAAGATGCAGGCGAAAGTCGGCAAGGTCATGCGTGAGTGGAAGGCGGGAACGTTGCACTCTGGCAAAGGTGGTCCTGTCGTCAAGAGCCAGGCGCAAGCCACTGCTATCGCAATGAGCGAAGGCCGCAAAGCTGCCGCCAAGAAATAAGGATGGAGGCCAATCATGGCAGTCATCCTGATTGATCGTGAGTCAGAAGATACATCAGCGCAGTTCGTTGCGCTGACTCACAAGAACAACGCTGGAACAAACGTGGTTTCAGGGGCAGACGCTCCTGTCATAACCGTCGATGTCAACCATCAGCGAAACCATGATGGTCGGGCATTCTTTGCTTTCAAGATATATCCTGTCAGTGCAAAGTTGCCCAACGCAGCCAGCATCGACATCGTAATGGCAGCGCCAGCAGGCGTAATTCCGCACGTTTCGCCTGAAGTATTTTGCCAAGGTGATGCGGAATTCTATGTGTATGAAGGCACAGCCACCAGTGGTGGAACGCTATTCACGCCAATCAACAGAAACCGCAATTACGCTGTCAGCAATCCTAGCCAAGTTGCAATGGTTATCAATCCAACCGTGACCTCTGTCGGAACAATGCTTGATGGGCAGATCGTGCCTGGTGGCGTTGGCAAGAAAGCTGGCGGTGGAACTGCCTCTGCCTTGGAATACGTCCTGAAGCCATTGACCAATTACCTGTTCCGCATGACCAACGTCAACGGTACAGACCATGCCGCATTTATGACCTTGGAGTGGTACGAATAATGGCTACAAGTCTAATCATAGCGATTGAACAAGAGGTCAATGGAGAAGGTGAATACCAGTGTCCATTGGCTACTCGTGACATTTTGACCAATCTGAAGAACAGAAATTGGGCATTCAAGAATGTTGGATATGGTCCTGCCAATCCCAACGACGAGAATAACAACGAAGACTTTTGGTTGCGTAAGACTGCGATCTGGGCAACGAATCTGGATGAAGCCAAGGGTATGCGGTGCGGAAACTGCGCTGCTTTTATTCAGACCGAGTTCATGTTGGAGTGCATCAAGAACGGCATCGAGGCCAAGAATCCTGCTGAGGAGTCTGGCTACGACGAGGATGTCATTGAGACTGCACAACTAGGATTCTGCGAACTGTTCCACTTCAAATGTGCCGGGACTAGAACGTGTGATGCGTGGTTAGTTGGTGGACCGATTACCGACAAGATGGAAGATAAGGATTGATATGGCTGATTTAACTGTTGAGCAGCTTCTCAAGCGACAGAAAATCGCTCAGAACAAGAAAGAGGACTTCCGTTCTCTGTACGAGGATGCGATGGAGTTCGCTCTGCCGCAACGTAACCTCTATGGTGGCGAGTACGAGGGCAAGGTTGGTGGCAAAAAGAAGATGACGCGAGTCTTTGACTCGACTGCCATCAACTCGACGCAACGCTTTGCCAACCGTCTGCAATCAGGCATCTTCCCGCCCCAACGAAAGTGGTGTCGTCTGGAGTCTGGTACGGACATTCCTCCGAACCGTCGATCTGAACTGCAACGAGCATTGGATGTCTACAACGACAAGATGTTCGCTGTGCTGAAGCAATCCAACTTTGACATTGCGATGGGCGAGTTCTTGCTGGACTTGTCTGTTGGTACTGCCGTAATGCTGGTTCAGTCTGGAGATGCAGTCAGCCCAATCAACTTTATCCCGGTTCCGCAGTACCTTGTCAGTTTCGAGGAAGGTGCAAACGGTCAGGTGGATAACGTCTACCGCAAGATGCGTCTAAAGGGCGAGTCTATTCAGTTGCAGTGGCCTGAAGCCAAGATTCCCAAAGAAGTCCAGGATCAGATTGCTGACAAGCCGACTGAGGAAGTTGACCTGCTTGAAGCCACTGTAATGAACATCGACAGGGGTGACTACACCTACTACGTTGTTCACGAGAAGACCAAGACCATGCTGGTCAAGAAGAAGATGAAGACTTCTCCTTGGGTGGTTTCTCGGTACATGAAGGTGGCTGGTGAAATTTATGGTCGTGGCCCGGTGCTGACCGCACTGCCTGACATCAAGACGCTGAACAAGACCAAGGAACTGCTGCTGAAGAATGCTTCACTGGCTATCACTGGCGTGTACACAGCGGCTGATGACGGTGTTCTAAACCCTGCCAACGTCAAGATCACGCCTGGTGCAATCATCCCGGTGGCTCGTAACGGTGGCCCTCAAGGGGATGCGATCAAGCCTTTGCCTCGTGCGGGTGACTTCAACGTCACGCAGATTATCATCAACGACCTGATCCAGAGCATCAAGCGTACCTTGTTGGACGAGAGCTTGCCTCCTGACAACATGAGCGCCAGATCAGCTACTGAGGTGGTCGAACGCATGAAAGAACTGTCCCAGAATCTGGGTTCAGCCTTTGGTCGTCTGATCAACGAAACCATGATCCCGATGGTGACCAAGGTTTTGGAGATTATGGACGAGCGTGGCCTGATTGACCTGCCTTTGCGGATCAACGGACTGGACGTTAAGGTGAGTCCTGTCAGTCCCCTGGCTATGGCCCAGAACATGGATGAGGTGCAGAACATTATCCAGTTCATGCAGATTGCTCAAGGTCTTGGACCGGAAGGTCAGATGGCTGTCAAGATGGGTAGCGTGGCTGACTATATCGCTGACAAGTTGGGTATTCCTGCACAGATCAGGACTAGCCCAGAGGAGCGTGCCCAGATGATGCAGCAGATGCAACAACTGGCTTTGCAGGCTCAACAGGCGCAGGCTCCAGCAGCAGGAGCGCCAGCATTAGAGGGGGCCATGTAAATGGCAGGATGGGATGACTTGGAAGGCTCAGAGGAGTTTGAGCCTGATCAAAAAGGTGTTGACCTGAATCTGATGTTCGCAAGAACTTTCAGCACAGATGAAGGTAAAAAAGTTCTAGCATGGATGCGTGACTTCTATTTGGAGCAGCCATGTTGGGAGCCTGGTGCGGATACGTCACTGGGTGTGTTCCGAGAGGGACAAAACAGTGTGATCCGCGATATTGAAACACGAATGCGAAAGGCAAAACTTAAATGAGCGAAGCAAATGACAACCCTGGCCTGCTGGAAGCAGCCGCCGCTGAAGGCGATGCAGAAGGGCAGACAACCGAGGGCCATGAGCAAAGCATCAGTCACACCAATCCTGATCCTAATGCTGATGATGGCCCCCTAGAGCGCCCCGATTTCTGGCCTGAGAAGTTCTGGAACAAAGAGAGCGCAGAGCCTGATCTGGAGGGAATCAGCAAGTCTTATGTAGAACTTGAAAAGAAGTTCCGAGCAGGAGGCCATAAACCCCCTGAAGATGGCAAATATGAGTTAGAAAGTCTTAATCTCAAAGCAGATGACCCGGTGGTCAGTGCTTATGTGGGTTGGGCACAGAAGTACGGTATCTCTCAGTCTGCCTTTGAGGAACTGGCTCGTAGTGTCAACGAGATCGGCGGACGAAACATGGAGTCTGCCCAGATCAATATGCAAGCAGAACTGGAGGCTTTGGGGCCAAACGCCAAGGCTGTGATTGCTGACATGGCTACCTGGGGTCGTGGCATGGTCCAGAAGGGCATCTGGAGCCAGGAGGAGTTCCAGGAGTTCACCAAGTGGGGTGACACCGCCAAGGGCATCAAAGCCCTTTCTAAGCTGCGCCAGACCTATGAGGGCAGGGTTCCTGTGGAAACGCTCAAATCCGACACTGAAGGCAGCGTATCCAAGGAAGAATTGGACGCAATGGTTGGAACACCTGAATACTATTCAAATCCTGCCTATCGTGCCAAGGTTGAAAAGCTCTATGAGAAGATGTATCCTGGTCCTGCTAGGTAACCCGCACTGCCATGAGGGTTTGACCCCTGCTTGACAGGGGTCTTTTTTTTGGCATAATCACAACCGTTGTCGTTGCACACAACAGATGAAGCCGCTTACTCATGCGTCTGGCCCCAGGTCACTGGGGGTGCAACCCGGATGCAGTAGTAAGTGGCTTTTTTGTTTATGCAGACTGTTTTGATTTGACCCTGTTAGCAATCATGAACAGCACTGTAGGCATACAGTGACTTAGGGCATTCGAGTTGGAGAGGCCAACCCCAAGTAGTGACCAAGTAACGTACCTCTAACCTGAACGTATACCAGGCGAAATGTGACCGAATGAGGGAGGCGGTCTAGGGGTCAATTCAAAGCAGTTTAGACAACCGTCAGGGCGCGTTAGCTGATGGTCTGCATGGACTGAACCCGAGAAACACCGGACTTGGTACACCCCCAAGTATTCCGACTAGCCTGTCAGCGAGGGACTAGGGTAGGTATGGTGAAAGCGGTGGGACAAGCGCCATACTGGATGAATCGCTGCCTCATGGGTACTCTGGCTGGACTACGAGATAGTCCCTGCGGGAGAGGGAATGGATACCAGGCTATCCACCCTTGGGGAACTTATGTTAAAAAAAATGCTTGACAAGTACACAAAATGCTTATAATCGGGCCATGGACAACCGAAAGGCCCATGATGGCTGTGATCAGCCCAGGGGTGCGCTGTAAGGCACAAGTCACGGCCCGGAGCGATCTGGATAACCAGCGGCGATAAAACTCTTTATCAACCGTTTTCAGGAGAAAACAAATGGCTGTTAGCATTTCTAACGCATTTGTAACCCTGTTCGATACGGAAGTTAAGCAGGCATATCAAGCTGATGCTGTGCTGCGTAACACTGTCCGTCTTCGCACTGGCGTTACTGCGTCTACCCACAAGTTCCCCAAGATCGGCTCAGGCGTTGCCCAGGTTCGCGTTCCGCAAACCGATGTGACCCCGCTGAACGTCACCTATTCGCAAGCAACCGTGACTCTCACGGACTACATTGCTGCTGAATACAGCGACATTTTCAACCAAGCCAAAGTCAACTTTGACGAGCGCCAAGAACTGGTGCAAGTGGTTGCCAAGGCTATTGGTCGTCGTAGCGATCAAATGATCATTGATGCTCTGGCTGGTTCGGGTACGTCCCTGACCGTGGCTAACAGCATTGGTGGTGCTACGACCAACATGAACATGGCTAAACTCCGTGAAGCACAGCGTTTGATGAACGCTAACAACGTGCCGATGGAAGAGCGCTACATTGTCATGCACGCTTCGCAACTGTCGAACCTGCTGTCGGAAACGCAAGTGACCTCCAGCGACTTCAACAGCGTGAAGGCTCTGGTGCAGGGCGAGATCAACACGTTCATGGGCTTTACGTTCAACGTGATTGGTGACCGCACTGAAGGTGGTTTGACTGGCGGCGGCTCTGGTTCTGACCGTACCGTCTACGCTTACCACAAGATGTCTGTCGGTATGGCTGAAGCAATGGCTGTGCGTAGCGAGATCAACTACATCCCCGAGAAGACCTCGTGGTTGGTTGCCTCGATGTTCTCCGCTGGCGCTATCGCTATCGACGCTGGTGGTATTGTTGCCATTACCTGCCGCGAATAAGGAGTACATATCATGGCTTTTTCCGCAACTGGCTTTAATGCTGTTGGTGGTCAGTCCAAGTCGGGCAATGCTCCCGCCATCTGGACTTACTCCAGCGCAGACGCTCAATCAGTGATTCGTGTCTCTGGCTACTTCAACAGCGTGTCTTCGGTGTTGAAAGTTGGCGACATCATTTTCTGTTACAGCGCAACTGGCGGCACTCCCGTCATGTCTACCGCTTATGTGGTCAGCAACGCTTCTGGCGTGGTTGACATCACTGACGGTGTGACTGTTACCGCTACCGATACTGACTAATCGGTAACCAAGTGAATCGGCCTGCTACTGGACTTCTGGTGGCAGGCCATTCTTACATTTGAGGTGACACATGGCTGCTGGTGATACAGATATTCGCGTTTGCTCTGATGCCTTGCTGATGATTGGGCAGAAGGCAATTTCTTCATTCAATGAAGGCACTGACGCATCCAATCTCTGTGACCGCATCTACCCTGGTGTTAAGAAGTCAACGCTCCAGTCTTTCCCCTGGAGTTTTACGTTTAAGAAAGTTGTATTGGCACAGACGACTACAACGCCTGTCAACGAATACAAATACGAATACCAGCTACCTTCTGACCGTCTTGGAACTATCAGGAGAGCATTCAACAGTTCTGCCGTTGGTGCGAGGACGTTCAGCCAGTGGACGATTCAGGGCGACAAGCTGTTGACCAACGAGGAAACGGTGGTCATTGACTACCAGTATCTGCCGACAGAATCGGAGATGCCTTCTTATTTCATCCAGTTGCTGAAGTACATGATGTGCTGGCATCTGGCAACCCCCATGACAGACCAGGAAGCCAAGGCCCAATACTGGCAGTCTGTCGCAGTCGGTTCTCCGGGTGAGAATAACCGTGGTGGTTATTTCCGCACTGCAATGGTCATTGATGGGCAGGGCAATACAACGCAAGCGTTTGAAGACTTCAGCCTGGTCGCAGTGAGGTACTGATGACTCGGATTGTTTCGATTCAAACGAACTTCTCCAGCGGGGAAATCGACCCTCTGCTGCGTGCCAGGGTTGACCTGCAACAGTACCAGAACGGCGCAGAATCGCTTACAAACGTGGTGGTGCAACCCCAGGGTGGGGTTAAGCGCAGGGGCGGCTTAAAACACATTTTTGAAATTCCTAGCGGGGCATCTCCTGCCAGTGGAACTCGATGTGTTCCGTTCGAATTCTCCGTTGATGATCACTATATGTTAGTGTTCACCAACCAACGGATGTATGTGTTCAAGAATAAAGCCTTGATCACAAACATCAACGGTAGCGGAAACGACTACGCGACGACGACAAACATCACCAGTTCTATTTTGTCCACCATGTGCTGGACTCAAAGTGCTGACACTTTGATCATCACGCACAAGGACATCAACCCGATCAAGATTGTTCGTGGTGCAACGGATGCAAGCTGGACTGTCAGCAATGTCTCGTTTGTTGGTATTCCGAAATATCAATTTACGGCATCGTTATCTAATCCTGCCGCAACACTGACTCCTTCTGCTGTTTCTGGAAGCGTGACGTTGACCGCAGGGTCTGCTGTTTTTAGTGCTGGAAACGTAGGTCAATACATCAATGTTGATCCACAAGGCAGAGCAAAGATCGTTTCCTATACAAGCACCACTGTCGTTCGTGCTGTAACTGAAATCCCATTCTTTGACACTAGCGCCATTGCCAGTGGTTCTTGGCAACTGGAAGCAGGATACGAGGATGTCTGGTCGTCTACCAAAGGCTGGCCTCGGACTGCCACATTCCATGAGGGGCGGCTGTACTTTGGTGGTAGCAAGAACCGTCCGTCTACCGTTTGGGGTAGCAAGGTTGGTCAGTTCTTTGACTTCCAGCCTGATCAAGCCTATGACGACGATGCTATCGAGGCGACACTGGATACCAACAGCCTGAACGTGATCATTGACATCATCAGTGGTCGTGACTTGCAGGTGTTCACCAGCGGCGGTGAGTTCTACGTTCCGCAGCAGGGTCTGGAACCTATCACCCCGACCAACTTCTTTGTGAAGGCTATCAGCCGCAACGGTTCTCGTGAGGGTATCCGCTGCCACACATTGCAGTCTGGAACGCTGTATATCCAGCGCCAGGGCAAGACGCTCAACGAGTTCTTGTACAGCGACACAACCCTGTCCTACGTCAGCCAGTCGATCAGCTTGTTGTCTGGTCATCTGATAGTGTCTCCTGTCGAACTGGCATTGAGAAAATCAATCAGCACCGACGAGGCAGACACACTGTACATCTTGAATGGCGATGGAACGATTGCTAATTACTCGGTTCTGCGCCAGCAAAACGTGGTTGCCCCAAGCAAATTGTCAACGGATGGGCTGTTCAAAGACATTGGTGTTGACATTGAGGACACCTATGTCGTGGTTTCCAGGACATTCAATGGCACAACGAAATACTTTGTTGAGATATTTGACTCTGGTTTGTTTACCGATTGTGCATTTACTGGCGGTGTTGCGACTACGATCAGTGGTCTTCCGCACATTGGCAAGGAATTGAACGTCATTGCTGACGGTTCTGTGCTGTCAAACGAGACTGTCAGTGGCGGTGGATCAATCACAATGGACCGCGCCAGCACAACCAGCTACGAGGTTGGACTGCCATTCTCGATCACGTTGGTGACCTTGCCGATTGAACCTCGATTGTCTGCTGGTGTGCGTACTGGTTTTGTCAAGCGTGTGGTTGAGGTCAACGCAATTCTGTACAAGACGCAGCATTTGCTGGTCAACGGCAACCTGGTCCCGATTCGGACGTTTGATACACAGAACATTCTGGACAACGATATGCCCGAGTTTACTGGCACGAAAACCGTGTCTGGCATCTCTGGATACGACCAGGACGGACAGATCACCATCTCACAGAATTTGCCTCTCAAGTTGAACCTGTTGGGTCTTGAGTACAAACTGTCTGTGTACGGAGGCACATAATGGAAGCAGTTGGAATAATGGAGGTTATTCAGATAGTTGGTGCTGTTGCATCAGCTTCTGCACAGATGCAGCAGGCTGAAGCGCAAGCAACGCAAATGCGTTTGCAAGCACAACAAGCTGAATTGCAAGGTCGCCAGAATGCTTTGAATTACAACCGCCAAGCCAATGAGATTTTCAACAGGCAGCAACGTCTTGGCGCAACGCTTCGCGCTCGTGCCTCTGCTGGTGGCGTTGATCCGTTTACTGGAAGTCCGTTGACGGTTGACCAGATAAATGCTCAGAAGGCTGGTCGAGAGTACGAGATCAGCATTGAAAACGCCACATCTGCTCAACAGGGTGGTCTTGCACAATCTCAGTCTTTGTACGCTGGCGCAAGTGCTGCCGAGGAATTTGGTGTGATGAAGGCTATTGGAAGTGCTGGAATGAGTTATGCCATGATGGGCCAAACCAAGATTCCTGGCATTCCGGGTGGCGCTCCGGTGGTGGACATGAGCCGTCCTGATCCAACTATTATGAGGGGTTAACAATGCCTGAATTACCCCGCTATGAAAATATGGGCGTTCAGTACGCTGATCTGCCCAGAATCTCCACCGCCCCGCAACAAGTCCGGGCGCAGGGATACGCTGACATTGGCGCTCAGATTGATCGGATGACATCGTTCTTCCAGAATCAGGCTGCACGAGAGGCTGAGAAAGCTGCACTGAAATACGCAGTTGAGTTCCCGCCTACTCAAGAGCAACTGGAACTAGCCAAGCAAACTGGCGTGATGCCAAAGGTCGAGGGTGCTGGTCGTATCTTCCAGGATACTTACAACAAAGCCTCTGCCCACATTCTTGGCAGTGAGTTGATGACGCAGTTCCAGAACCGTCAGGCTGACCGTCTGATGCGTATGGAGCGAGGTGAAGTCATTGATCCAGTGCAGTTCCAAAAGGACTTGCGCGACGACATTGATGGCACAACTGCTGTACTGACCTCGCTTGATCCTGAGACATCTATCCGTTTCAAGGCTCAGATGTCCACGGTGGGCCATGCTGCATACAAGCAGGCTCTGGTGTTTGACGAGAAGGCTCGTCAGGCTACCTACATTGCGGAGATTGAACAGTCTTTGCAAAAAGTTCGCGCTCCGATTGAAAGCGTGATCAAGGCATATCTTCAGCCTGGTGTTGATCCTGACACTGGTCAGATGCGGCCTGGCTTGCCAATGGATAAGCTAGAGCAAGTCCTGCAAAACATGATCTCTCCGTACACCAGCGCAACCAGTATTCGCATGGCTGGTGGCAACAAGTACGCTCTGGAAGCCTACAAGATTGTTGAGAATGCAAAGATTGGTGCGTTGGTTGGTCAGATGACTGACCGCACATTTGCGCCTAATGCTGGTGTTGCTGCTCAGAAGTTGCTTGCCGGGGATGCAGGAAACCTGACTCCTTTGCTTGGCAACCTCACGCAAGAGGCAAAAGACAAACTGCGCGAGACTGTGATCAAATCTTATTCTGACATTGAGTCTCTGCGTAAGATTACTGAGGCTGAAACAAAGTCTGCAAACAAAGACAAGTTCAAGCCATTTGTGCTTGAGATGCTAAATCCCAATACAACGCAAAAACGCAAGATTGAGATTGCGGCAATGGGCATTGACCTTGAGCAGATGACTGCTGACCAGGCGATTGCATTTACCAAACCTCCAAAGCCAGAAGCCAATCCTGTTCTGTTTGCACAAATCTATGACGGTGTTGTGCGTGGTCAGTACAAGAATGTTGGCGAACTGACTCAGTTTTCCAGAAGTCTGTCTGAGGGTGAGTTCCATACATTGACTCGCTCACTGGTGGATAAGGGCCATCAGAAGGCTATCAGCGATCTGACGATTGAGGCTGGTATTACCAGCGCATTCATTGATCCTGGTCTGGAGAAACTCAAGAAAAAGCAGGCATTGATTGACTTGTTTACCGAGGAACTTGGCAAGAAGGCTCCAAACGACCAGGGTGTTATGACATTTCAAACGCCAGAGCAAGCCAAGCAAAACGCAATCACACGGTACAACTCGGACAAGTTAGTTGCAGATGCACAGAAGGCTCGTGATGCTGCTACAAAAGCAATTAACTCTGTGTTTGAAAAGAATCCTAATCTTGTGAAGCCTAACCTGCCACTTGAGCAAATAGATTTCAGCAAGATCAAAGGCATAGATTCTGAGACTGCTCGTCGCTTGAAGCAACAGCAAGACATCTACAACAAGAATCTTAGGTGATCCATGAGCATCGAAAAAGAACTGAGACAGAATTGGGATAGCGTGGTCTATCCCGAGCCAGATGTCGATCAGCAAGCCATGCCTCCTGGTTATCAGGAAGGTGATGTCTTACTGGCTCAAGCAAGGCATCCCCGCACTGGCAGGCCAATGACTGGCCCTACCATGTCTGACGTTACCGAGCCTGCAATGGGCTTGCTGAACATGGGTGCGTCTGCTCTCAAGGGTGTGACTCAGGGATTCTTGGGATTGCCTGGTGAACTGGAGGCTCTGGTTTATGGGGCCAAAGAACTGCTGACTCGTCGTGCAGATGAGGGTGCGTTTGATGCGTTCATCAATGGGCTGAAAAAAGAAACCATCCTGCCGACCACTGAGGAAGTGAAGAAGTGGCTTGATACCAATGTCGGTGAGGTTCCAGGGGTTAAAACATTTGAAACTCTTGGTGAAACTATTGCACCAGGTGGTCAGTACAAGGCTGTTAAGGCAGGCGCAAAAGCCTTGAAGAATATGCCTGTTGGATTGACTGCAAAAGGAGCAAAGTTAACTCCAGATGTTGAAGTGCTTTCTGCTGGAGATATTACGAAACCATCATTTAAAAAATGGTTTGGGACAAGTCAGGTAGTCGATGATGTCGGGAATCCTCAAGTTTGGTATCACGGCACAGCAATGGATTTTGAAGAATTTAAGCCTGGTACAGCAGGTGCAATGTTCTTTACTGATAAACCAAGTTTTGCAGAAGGATTGACTGCACGATCTGGCCCAAACCCAGCAATCGCAGAACAAGCAGCAGAAATGGGATGGGTCAACCCAAACATTATTCCTGTATATCTTAAAGCTGAAAATCCATTTGACTATGAAAATCCTGAACATCGAAAGATGGTGATTGATTTTGCTTTACAAAAGTATGGGAGTCCTAGACCTGATGGGAAAGTTGCATTATTTGAAGACAACAATCCTACGTTATACGATGCAGAAGTTCTTGACGCTGGAATGAATGTTGAAAACAAAAGCAACTGGACAGTTATTGAGCGCAAAGAAATTCAAGACGCAATCAAATCTCTTGGGTTTGATTCTTTTTATGTCAAAGAAAATGACGTAAAAAATCTTGGCGTTTACAAGCCAGAACAAATAAAATCAGTTTTCAATAAAGGCACATGGAATCCTAACGATCCTCGTATCCTTCATGGTGCTGGTGTTGTTGGAGTTGGTTCTGGCGCAGGTACAATGGCAACATCTCAGCAGGAGCCTAAATAATGGCTATCCAACCACTTGATCAGAAACTAGACAAGATCGCTCAATCTGCCGCTGACTTTGAGCAGGGTTCCGAGGGAACGGTCTTGCCGTCTTCTGATCAGGATGTCCAGCAGGTAGGTCAGACTACCGGGGAAATGGCGCTGGAGCCTGACTTCCAGGTTGCTGGAGGGTTGACTAGCGAGGTTCTCAAAAGGCTCACCAAGGTCGATATTCGCGCTCCTAAGACTCCTGCCGTAACTCCTGAAGCAGCAACTGCGGCTGTGGCAAATGACACCGCTAAAGCCGCTGTTGCATCTGGTATTACCGACAGTCCGACAACGGCAAAAATTGCCGCCAAGATTGAAGCTAGTAAAAAGCCTGAGATCACTCCGCAAGCATTCTCGTCTGAGCGCAAGGACGTTGCCGACTTGAGAGCGACGACTGACCCTGCTCTAGAAAAGCCTCCAGTTACTGCATTCAATCTTCCAGTGATGGATACCACTGAATCCATCAAGACCACCGTGGAAACGATGGCTCGGATGCAGGATTTAAAAACTGAAAAGATTACATTTAAAAGCATTGATGAGGAAGTCAGGCATTGGGCCGAGCAATCTGGTGCTGGCATCAAGTTCATAGATGATCTTGTCAGCAAGAAGATGGATATAAATCCTCAGAACATGATAAAGATGTTCAAGGTGCAGGTTGCAAGTGCAGAACACTTAGATGGACTTGCTGCCAAGGTTGCTGATGGAACCGCAACTCCTACCGAGTTGGCAGAGATGGCACAGACCATCCATTTCCACAACCTGCTCCAACAAAGTGTCAAGGGTTACCAGACCAATGTGGCTCAATCTCTGGCTGTCATGCGTATGCCGCGAGATGGCGCTGTGGATATTTCTACGATCCTGGAGAACTTTGGCAACGAGACTGATATTGTCAAGTTCGCGCAAGCCTACAACAACCTGAAGACTCCTGAAGGTAAGGCAGAACTCATCAAGGGAATGGCTCAAGGCAATCCTTGGGAAAAGCTATTCACTGTATATGTGAACGGCATATTGTCCCGGCCTGGAACTCAGATCAAGAACGCACTGAGCAACACCATCTTCCTGCCGTACCGCATGGCAGAGCGCACGACTGCCGCAGCCGCAGGTTCATTGCGTCAAGGTCTTGGTATTGGCGCTGATGATGCTTATTCGCTGATGGAAGTGCCGACCATGTTGGCATCTACTCAGCTTGCAGTCAAGAATGGTCTTGAGTTGATGGCTTATGCTTTCAACAATGGTGTGCCAAAAGGCTGGACTGATCCGACCAAGATTGCTCGGCAGCAAGCCAGGATGGACCTGATCAACTTCAAAGATGACGGTTCTTTGCTGAGTAACAGCATCAAGGCAATCAACTTTGTTACGACTCTGCCTGGTCGTAGCTTGATGTCTGCTGACGAGTTCTTCAAGGGTGTGAACTACACCTATGAGTTGGCAGCAGAAACGACTCGTGTTGGCATTCGCGCATACGACGATGCGCTGAAGGCTGGCGGTGATATTCCTACCGCACTCAAGGCGCAGTCTGACGCAATTGATCAGTTCACGCTAAACCCGCCTGACTACATTACTGGTCTTGCAGAGGTTGGTACGTTTACCCAAAAGCTAACAGGAACCATTGGGGAGATGCAAGCCTCAATGAATCCGAACAGTGCTACCGGGTTTGCCTTGCGTACCCAGATGCCGTTTATCTCAACGCCTGTCAACGTGATGGGTGAGGTTGTTTCGCGTACCCCTCTGGCGTTTGCGACAAAATCTTTCTACTCAAATATTGCGGCTGGCGGCAAAGAGGCTGACATGGCGATGGCAAAAGTTGGAATGTCCAGCGCAGCCATCTACAGTTTCTCGCAATTGGCAACCAATGGAACCATCACTGGTTCTGGCCCCGGCGACAAGGGAACCAGACAGGCAATGGAACGCCAGGGCTGGCAACCGTACAGCTTTGTGGTTGACATTAGCAATATAAAAGAAGACACAAAAGATGTTATTCAACTGCATCCTGGTAGTGTTCGATTTGGTTCTGGCGATTATGCTGGCAAGGTGTTCTTGTCCTATCAGGGTTTGGAACCCATTGGTGCTCTTATGGCCATCGGAGCCGATTATGTTGACTATGCTCGGTATGAACAGGACGACAGTCGCCTGAATGCCTATGTTGGTGGGGCGGTGTTTGGCGTTGCCAACTATATGCTTGAGCATCCGTTCCTGACTGGTGTCGGAAACATTGCCTCATTGATTGGTGGTAATGTGCCAAACAGCCGAGAGCATATGGTCAATATCATCAACGGTATTGCAAAGATTGGAACGACCACTGCACTCAAGTCGGTTGAGCCTTTGAGTGGCTTTATCACCAGCACCAAGGAAAAGGTCGATCCCCTGCGTCGAGACTATCAAGCCGATCCCAATCTTGGTGCTGGCATCAAGGGTGTGATGGATGCTTTGAACAAGTGGAGAAGCGAGACTCCTGGCTTGTCTCAAGACCTACCTCCCATGCTCAACATCTGGTCTGAGCCTGTCCAGCATGAGTTCTCATGGTCACCACTTCGCATGAAGGCTGGAAAGCAGAATGAGGTTGACCAGGCTTTGATCCAGTTGAATGCAAACATTGCCATGCCGGGTCGTCAGTTGTCCATGAAAGACCCTGACACTGGAATCAACTCCAGCACCAAGTTGACCTCTGAGGAATACAACGAAATGCTGCGTATTGCCAATGGTGCGCTGGAACTCGAAAAGCGTGTCACTGCCGTGGTTGACTTGATCAAGCAAGATGCTGGTCGTAGTGATCTGATACGTTATCAGAACATGATTAGTTCTGTGTTCAGTGACACCTTTGAGGATGCCAGAAAGATTCTGGCGAATGACAGTCTTTATGCGACTGACATCCAGCAACGTATCCGAGATAAAGCGCAACGCCTGAAAGAATTTGGCAAAGGAGCAAGGTAATGGCTTACCCGATTTCAAACGTATCCAGACGAGTCCAGTACACTGGCAGTGCTGGTGTTGGTCCGTACTCATTTACATTTGAGATTCTTGCCAATACCGATATTGCTGTTTACAAGAACAGCACGCTGCTGACGTTGACCACGGATTACACCGTAACGATCAACTCCAACGGCACTGGCTCTGTGACGCTTGTGTCTGCTGCAACCAGCGCAGATACGATCACCATTTATGGAACCAGAGCAATCCAGCGCACGACAGACTTCGTGACTGGCGGTGACCTGTTCGCCAACTCTCTGAATGATGAACTGGATTCCGCAACGATCCTGCTTCAGCAAACGGATGAGAAAGCAAATCGTTCAATAAAAACCCCTGTCACTGACCCAACCAACGTCGATATGACGCTGCCAACCAAGGCGAACCGTCTTGGTCGTGTGATGGCTTTCCATGAGACTACTGGTAATCCAACTCAGGGGCCATTGATTGCAGACGTTGATACCGTTGCAACCAATATTGCAAATATTAGAACCGTATCTTCTAATATTGCCAGCGTAAACACTGTTTCGACAAGCATTTCTAGCGTAAATACTGTTGCTGCAATAAATTCAAGTGTTACTGCTGTTGCTGGAAACGCTGCAAACATAAACACAGTTGCTACTAATAATGCAAATGTAACGACTGTTGCAACTAATATTGCAGACATAAATACTGCCATTGATAACTTGTCTGGCATCCAGACAATCAGTGCTGACCTGGCTGGAACCAGTTTTAGCTATGACTTTGGAACAATTGTTGATGCTGCAACTTTGCCATCTGCCGCCCCTGATGGTTATCTAAAAACAGCTTACGATAATCTGGCGGCAATTCAAGCTGCTCCGACTGAAGCAGCAAATGCTGCCAGTTCTGCAAGTGATGCGGCTGCTGCCCAGGTCGCGGCAGAAGCTGCCAGGGATGCAACGCTCCTGGCGTATGACAATTTTGATGACAGATATTTGGGAGCCAAGTCCAGCGATCCTACCCTGGACAACGATGGAAATGCTTTGGTTGCTGGCTCTCTGTATTTCAATACAACCATTTCTGGAATGAAAGTCTATACTGGATCGGCATGGGTAATTGCCTATGTATCCGGTGGATCATTCCTAACAATTGCTAATAATCTTTCTGACCTAGCTAGTGCGGCAACTGCTCGTACAAACCTGGGCCTGGGGACTATGGCAACTCAGGCTTCCACTAACGTGAATATCACTGGTGGAATTGTTGACGGTGGTACAATCGTTTAAGGGGAATTACGATGGCAACGCAAATAAAACTGCGCCGTGGTAGCACAGCAGAACATTCATCATTCACTGGTGCTTTAGCAGAGGTGACCGTTGATACAACCAAGAAAACCGTGGTTGTACATGATGGTTCAACTGCTGGTGGTATTCCATTAGCAAAAGAAGCTAATTCGGCATCCACTGGTAAAGCAATTGCAATGACTCTTGTTTTTGGATTCTAAGGAGTAAACCGTGGCAAACCCTAACATCGTAAACGTCACTTCCATCTATGGAAGCACATCGTATCTGATCCCTTCGACGACCAGTGCAACCACCTGGACTGCACTAACTCCGTCAGCAGGAACTGTAAATAAGATCGGCAATATTGTCGCATCGAATGTTACGTCTTCTGCTGTTGCAGTTACGGTGTCGATCAACAGTGCAGTCTCTGGCGGTGGTACGGCATACCGTATTGCTTACCAGATTTCTGTTCCGCCTAACTCCTCGTTGATCATTGCTGACAAGACGACTTCGTTCTATGTTGGCGAGGCTCAATCAGTTGTGGTGACTGTTGGCACTGGTAGCGCAATCGAATTGACTGCTTCGTTCGAGTCGATCACCTGATAGGAGGACGCTATGTCCTTGAAATATCCTGGTGGAATTAAGAATGCTGGTTTCGATGGAATCAGCAATCCTGTCACGCAGGTCGAATATCTAGTCGTCGCTGGTGGAGGGGGTGGCGCAAGTGCTAATGCAAACAGTAACTCTGGTGGCGGAGGAGGAGCGGGCGGTTTATTGACTGCATTTGGTTATGCGGTAACTCAAGGTTCATCAATTACAGTTACTGTTGGCGCTGGTGGTGCTGGTGGTGCGTCTGCCAGTAGTGCTGGTACAGCAGGTTCAAATTCTGTATTTGGAAGTATTACTGCAACTGGTGGTGGTTATGGTAATTACTCCACTGGTACTGGCGGAACCGGAGGTTCTGGCGGCGCATCTTCAGGCACAGGAACATCTGGTCAAGGCAATGCTGGTGGTGCTACGGCAGCAGGCGGTTATGGTGGTGGCGGTGGGGGTGGTGCAGGAAGTGCTGGAGTTGCTTCAATTGCGGCAAGTGTTGCAGGTGGAGCAGGTGGAGCAGGTGTTGTTTCTTCCATAACAGGAAGTCAAATCCAGTATGCTGGTGGTGGTGGAGGCGCTGGTTATTTTGTTTCCTATGGTGCAGGTGGTGGTGGTAACGGTGGCGCTGGTTTTTCAACTGCAATCATTTCTGCTACAACAGGTTTTGCAAACACTGGTGGCGGTGGCGGAGCTGGTGCTGGTTTAACAGCATCTACATCTCAACCAGGAGCAGCAGGCGGCTCTGGCATCGTAGTGCTTCGCTATCCAGCATATCTTGCACCAGCATCATCCACGACAGGTTCTCCACGAACATACATTGCTGGTCAACACCGCGTGTATGTATTCACGAGTTCTGGATCAATCACATTCTAAGGTGACGTATGCCTAACGGACTATTCAATCTAAAGCAGCATCTTAGTGCGATTCAGCAAAGAGCATGGACTGGTCAGAAGACTCCTGCTGTTAACTACCTTGTTGTCGCTGGAGGTGGCGGCGGTGGCGGGTCTTATACCAATGGGTCCGGTTCAGGCGGCGGAGCCGGTGGATTTCTTCAGGGAAACATTCCTGTTGTAGCTGGATCGGCTATTACTGTTACTGTTGGTTCTGGTGGAACTGCTGGTTCTGCAAGTTCAACTTCTGCACAGACAAATGGAAATAATTCTGTATTTGGTTCTGTAACTTCTTTAGGTGGTGGATATGGTTCTGCAAATAATGCAGGTGCTTCGGGTGGTTCTGGCGGTGGAGGGTCTTCTGTTAGCAGTTCAACTCTTTTAGGGGGACAAGGAACTTTTGGACAAGGAAATGTTGGTGGAAACGCATATGGAACAGCTTTAAACATTCCAAACGGCGGTGGTGGTGGCGCAGGTACGGTAGGTTTAAATGCCACATCTACCACTGTTGCAGGTAACGGAGGAGCTGGAATTGCCTCCGACATCTCTGGTACACGAACGACCTATTCGGGCGGTGGCGGCGGAGGGGTTTATTCTTCTGGAACTGCTGGAGCAGGAGGTGCGGGAGGAGGCGGTGCAGGTTCTGTTGGAGCCACGGCAACTTCAGGTTCAGTTAATACTGGTGGCGGCGGTGGCGGTTCTGGATATGCCGCAAGTCATTATGCAGGTGGTGCTGGAGGCTCTGGCATTGTCATCATCTCTTACCCAGACACCTATGCTGCCGCAACATCTACGACAGGTTCACCGACTGTAAGCACAAGCGGGTCTGGGAGCGTGTATTTTAATGGATCGTCGTATTTCAGTTACAACGCTCAAACTCCTTTTGCTTTTGGTACTGGTGATTTCACAATCGAATTTTGGATTTATGCCACCTCTTTTGGTGGTGGTCCTATTTTGTTTGATTGTCGTCCAAATGCAACAAACGGAATTTATCCAACAGTATATTGTTTAAGCACTGGAAGAATTTTTTTCTTTACAAACTCTGCCGATGCAATTACTGGAAATGTATTGAATACTTCAACTTGGTATCACATTGCAGTTTGTCGTACAGGTACAAGCACAAAGATGTATATCAATGGTACTCAAGCAGGTAGCACATATACTGATTCAAACAACTATCTTGTTGGGTCTGGTAGGCCAACTGTTGGTGGTAATGGCAGTAGTCCAGGTTCTACTGGGGCTTTTTACATGAGCAATTTGCGTGTAACAAAAGGTGTGTGTGTTTACACAGGAAACTTTACTGCACCCACGGCTCCTTTGCAAGCTACTCAAGCTGCTGGTACAAACATCTCTGCAATTACTGGAAATCAAACCTCTTTGCTGCTGAACGCAGTTTCTGGATCATTCCTTGCAGACAGTTCAACCAACAGTTACGCAATAAGTTCTGTGACTGGAACTCCTGCATGGAACCAACTATCCCCATTCTCGACAGGTCTTGGCTACAAGAACCGGGTGTATACCTGGACATCTAGCGGATCAATCACGTTCTAAGGATTTAATATGAGTGACAGACTTGGTGGCGTGATCTCTGCAACCTTTAACCCCTTAGCTGGTGCTCCAGCTACGGTGGAGTATCTTGTTGTCGCCGGGGGTGGTGGCGGAAACCAAGGATCATCTGGTGGACCTGGCGGTGGAGGGGGAGCAGGAGGTGTTCTTCAAGCCGCTGCGTTTGCTGTAGCTTCTGGTTCTGCGCTGACAGTAACTGTTGGTGCCGGAGGTGCTGGAAGTGCGGTAGGAAGTGCTGCTGCGGCAACAAGTGGTTCAAACTCGGTATTCAGTTCAATAACGGCTACAGGTGGGGGCGGAGCGGGTGCGACTACTGGCCAATCTGGTGGATCTGGAGGCGGGGGAAATAGTGTTGGGTCGGCTTCCGGCGGTTCAGGAACATCTGGTCAAGGAAATGCCGGAGGTTCTGGCGGAGGCAATGGCAGTACGCTTTTTGGCGGCGGAGGCGGGGGTGGCGCAGGCTCTGTTGGAACTAACGGAAGTGCAAATGGCGCAGGAAATGGCGGGGCGGGGATAAATTCAACAATCTCTGGAAGTCCTATCCAATATGCCGGAGGCGGTGGAGGCGGATATTATGCATCTGGAGCAACAATTGGTGGGTTAGGAGTCGCTGGTGGGGGCAATGGCAGTGGAGGAACCACTGGTACTTTAAGCGGTAGTCCAGCAATAGCAAATACAGGATCCGGCGGTGGCGGAGTCGCTGGCGCTGGCGGCGCAAGTGCAGGCGCAGGGGGATCAGGCGGTTCAGGCATCGTAATCATCCGCTATCCTGCAACTGCAAGCCCTCCAACAGCAACCACTGGAAGCCCTCAAGTCAGCTATGCTGGCGGGTATCAAATCTACACCTGGACCTCATCTGGTTCTATCACTTTCTAAGGAGTCAACATGGCACATTTCGCTCACGTTACAAATGGAATCGTCGATCAGGTCATTGTGATCGACCAACAAACATTGAACACTGGTCTGTGGGGTAACCCGGCAGAGTGGATTCAAACCTCGTACAACACTCACGGAGGCCAGCATCCTGATGGTCGTCCTCTGCGTAAGAACTATGCAGGTGTTGGCTTTACCTACGACTCAGTTCGTGACGCTTTCATTCCTCCCAAGCCGTATCCGTCCTGGGTTCTGAATGAGTCCACCTGTCTGTGGAATGCTCCGACTGCAATGCCTACTGATGGAAAACAATATCAGTGGGATGAGGCCACGACTGCGTGGGTTGAAGTTCAGGCAGGAGAATAATCATGCCTCCACAGTACAGCGGGATGTTCACGCTGTCACAAGCGTCACAAGCCGTTAAGCAAAGCAACTGGCCTGGATCAGTTACGCCTAACGTAGAGTACCTAGTCGTTGCTGGAGGTGGTGGCGGTTATGGTTCATCTGGCGGTGGTTATGGTGGTGGCGGTGGAGCAGGTGGTTTACGCGCAGGATTTACTGGAATAACAGCAGGACTTCAATTGTGGGTTACTGTTGGTGCTGGTGGTTCTGGTAATAGTTCAAGTGGTAGTAATTCTGTATTGATTGCCTCATCTTCTGGAGCAACAACTGGAAATATTGTTTCTCTTGGCGGTGGTCTTGGCGGCACTTCTTCTGGTGGATCAGGAGGAGGTGCTGTGTGGTCTGGTTCAGGATATTCGTCGGCAGGTTTTGCCGGGACATCTGGTCAAGGCAATGCTGGTGGTGGATCATCTAGTTCTGGTGGCGTAAATAGCGGTGGTGGAGGCGGTGGCGGTGCAGGCACTGTTGGTTTAAGCGGAGGGCCAAGTGTTAACGGAAGTGGAGGTGCTGGTATTGCATCAGATATTTCTGGAACTCGCACAGCTTATGCTGGAGGTGGTGGTGGTGGATACCAAACTGCCGGAGGTGCTGGAGGTGCTGGCGGCGGGGGCGCAGGTTCTGGTTCTACTAATGGAACTGCTGGAACAGCCAATACAGGCGGTGGTGGTGGCGGTGGTGGTTATGGAAATTCAGGCGGCAATGGAGGTTCTGGCATCGTAATCATCCGTTACCCTGATCTATATGCCGCAGCCGTATCCACGACTGGTTCACCGACCGTCACGGTGTCTGGTGGATTCCGCATTTACAGATGGACCGCATCTGGTTCAATCACATTCTAAGAGTGGTGTTTATCGTGAATGATATTGAAGCAAAGTTGAACACGCATGAAGCTGTTTGTGCCCACCGCTACGAACAGATCAATGCTCGTTTGAAACGACTTGAAGGGATCATCATCAAGGCTGCTGGTGTGATGTTGTGCGGAATGGCTGGCGTTATTTGGTCATCAATACACAGATGATGTGGACCCCTTCACCATCATGGCGGCGGCATCTGCCGCTGTCAAAGGGATCAAGAAAGCCTGCGAACTTTACAAAGAAGTAAAGGGTGTAGCGGGTAACGTCAAGGACGTACTGAAGGACATTGACAAACAGTTTGCTGGTAAGACTGTAAGCAAAGAGCAAGCAAAGCAGATCGAGGAGGAGAAGCAACGAGTCAAGGACGCATCACACACTGATCCTGGCGATGTGATCTCACAGATAGGCCAGCAGTTGGGTGAGTTCTTTGACTCGATGGACAAGATTGAGGCAGCATTCCACGAGCAGGAGCGAAAGGCTCACGAGGTACATGACGACAAGGATGGTTCTTTGAAACGCATGGCTCTCAACAGGGTGTTGATTAGATCAAGGTTGGAACAGATGCACGCTGAAATCAGGACACAGATGACCTGGAATACTCCGCAGGAGTTAGGTGATCTGTGGACCAGGTTCAATAGTATGTGGGAGCAAACACTGGAGGAGCAGACTGAGGCCAGGCGAAAACAATTGGTGAAAGACAGAGAAGCCAGATGGCGACGAGACAGAATCCGCAACGCAATCAAAGACAACCTAATGGGACTCGCGGTGTTTCTGGTTCTCGCTCTCGAACTGTGGGGGATATTGTGGACGATCCGATTGCATCAGCAGAACGCACTGCCCTCATGGTTGGGCTTCTGATCACCATGACCATTATCCTTTGCATGACCATTGGCGTTGTTATTCTCAGTTTGAAACTAAAGCAGGAACGTGATGTGAATGAAATCCTGAAAGCAAAGATTGTTGGGAGACTGATTCAATGCCCATGAGATTCCTGTTGCTGGCTGTGCTGGTACTGGTTGGATGCCAGGACAGATACAGATACACCTGCCAAAACCCTGACAAGTTCAACCTGCCTGAATGTCAGAAGCCTCGATGTCTGTTCACGCAGACCTGTCCTGAGTACCTGGTTGCCCCTATCTTGGAGAAGAAAATTGAGCAACAACAACCCCAACCCAACCCCGCTAACACCAGCGGAAATTGAGGTCAGAGTCTGGGCATTTGTCGTCGGGATCGTGACCGTGATCCTGGCTGGCATTGTGTTCTTCATGCTGTACAGCGTGACCTTTGTGACTCAGCCAATCAAGAGCATGGCCCCTATCGACCAGGGTTACCTGAAGATGCTGAACGACATCGTTCTGCTGATCGTGGGTGGCATTGGTGGCGTGATGACCAAGCGAGCAGTAGGGGCGGTGGGCAGTCTGGGTACACCTTCTGCTCCACCTCCAGCACCGCCTGCACCTGCACCTACAGGAGCGCCCCAACCCCCTCTCCAGCAAGCCGTGACTGGCGGCTTGTTTGGTAATGCAATGGGTGCGATGCCAGTCTTTATCAATCCCGAACTGGATGAGTCTTGGACTCCTCCTCCCCCGCCTAGCACTCCACCTGAACACATGGAGTCTGACCAATATCGTGAGCGCATTGCCGCTGCAAGACTGGAGGCTGGCACATGATCCGTCTACCCAACCCTTGGATGATTCTTGGAGCCATTGCCGTGGTGACCGGGGTTTACTGGTACGGTCACTCTGCCGGGTGGAGCAAGCGTGATCAGGAAATGCAGGCTGAGATTGCTGCCAAGAACGCAGAGTCCAGGGCAACCGAGATCAAGCTGAACGAGGAAATCAATGCAAACGCATCTAAACTAGCGGAGGCTAACAATGCAATCACTGAAAAACAAACTGCTCTTGATCGTGCTATTCGTGCTGGCAGGGTGCGCGTCTCGCAACCCGCCACCAGTTGTGTACCAACCCCCGCAAGTCCCGCCCCTGCCACCGGAGATCGGAACCAAGCGCCAAGCCAACCTGACAGAGCGCCTGACCAACCTTCTGATTCCGAGCGAGAAACCCTCGCAGCAATCGCCGCCCTCATTGCAGAAGCCGACAGGCACATTAACCAACTCAACGCCTGCATCGACAGCTACAACAAAGTGAGGGAGCAGTTGAATGGTAAACGCTGAACAACTCCAGAGACTTCACATTGGTGCTGAGTGGGTTGACGCGCTGAACTCTACGTTTGCCAAGTTCAACATCAACAGCCCCAGACAACAGGCCGCATTCATTGGTCAGTGTGGTCACGAGTGTGGGCACTTCAAAGTCCTGCAAGAGAACCTAAACTACCGAGCCGCAACGCTGATGAAGCTGTGGCCCAAACGATTCCCGACTCAAGAGATAGCAGATCAGTATGCTGGAAACCCTAAGAAGATTGCCAACATGGTTTACGCCAACCGCATGGGTAACCGTGACGAGGCATCCGGTGATGGTTATCGTTTCCGTGGTCGTGGCTGTATTCAGCTTACAGGCC